CAATTAAAAAATGCTTGCAAGCTAACAAAAGATTGGCAGTCAGTTGTGCTGTAGGATTGTGACCTAGTTCTTCTTTAATCTTTTTGCAGTCTTTGATCATTTGCTCGTAATTATCCATTTTTTGCTCCTGTTAAAATAAAAGGCCATACAAGGCCCAACATTGGCTAGCAGGTATCGATATATCTAAAAACCTAACAAGGCCGCTGGCGGGCCGTTTATTCGTCTTTGTATGGCATCCTAAGCTTGGCAGGTGGTCTGTAAGCTGGATCGAGATCATTTGGGTCTTGGCATGGAACCATGTAATCTTTGTCCTGCCTCATGCGTGAGGCTAGGTAATGGGCTTTTTGCTTCATGCCTTTGTTGGCAAAATATTTCCACCAAACTTCAGATGCTGTGTCTTCTTTGCGTATCATGTAGCCAATTTGCTGACCATTTCCCTTTAGCTTCATGAAATACAAAGCCTTTTCTTCCCAATCGTTTAGTTTGACTGTCTGTTTTTCTATTGGTTTTGCCATAACTCAGCCATTTCCTTTCTGATCCGTTCAATTTCTTCCTCTTTGTTAGTCCCTGACGAGCCAAAGTTTCCAAAAATAGACTCATCCTTTTCCATCTCGTCAGACCAACGCTCAGCGTTTAACCAGCTTGCAGGCAATGGAACGAACTTGGCATCCGTTGGAAAGCCCTTTGAGCCTTGCCATTCCTCCAATTTTTGGATGATGTGCTCAGGCGATGCCTTGGCAATGGCTTTAGGCCATGCCTTGGCGGCGTTGCCCTTGCCTTCCCTTCGAGGATACAAACTCCAAAAGCGATCAAACTCAGCGGAGCCTGCGAAGCGGCTTTTTTGGTTAGTTTTTTTACTCTGTTTTGTTTCTGTTTCTGTATCTGTTTCTGTCTCTGTATCTGGCACCGTTTCATTCACCGTTTCTGCAACGTTACTGGAACGTTCCCTGAAACGTTTCACTCGTTCAGTGGAAGTATCTGATTTATATTGCCTTTTCTCCCAACCGTGAGGTCTTAGCTTCTTGTCTCCGTCTATCAAGCCAGCCGCTTTCAACGTGTCTATTTCCGTTTTGCAAACCAGTGTTGGGAGACGCAATTCGAAAGCTAAATCGTCAAGGTTAGGCAGAACGCCACCATGCTTGCTCGCGATGCAAAGCACGTTGATCCAGAGCTTGAACGTCTCACCGCTCAGCTTCTGAACCTTTGGATCGTTCAGAACGTCATCGTAAAGCCTGAACCACCGCATAGCTTTACCCCTGTGCGTTAAGCCTCTCGACAGCTTCCTGCTCAGCCTGTGCAAACTGGTCGTCTTGCTGCAATTTAATAAAATGCAAACCTGCTTTCATCAAAAGTCTAATGGCCTCAACGTCTGATTTGATCCGATTGTCGAAACGGAAATCCTCGATTTCAGTCCACAGCGTCTCAGGAAAAAGCATAGACTTTCTAACGAGTTGGTCGGACATTTTAGTCTCCATGTTTAAGTTAAGGGAACTAATTTTTAGCACAGATAAAATATTTTAGCAACTTGGTTGACAGGGCTAATAATTTAATATATTAAGATAGTCCTAGAGGGTCGCTACTATGAAAAAAGAAATTGAACAGAACCTACAGCACTTGAGCAACATGCACACTGTGCTGGAACAGGCCAAACACGGATTGTATTCATTGCACCCGCATTTGATGCAACGTGAGGTGCTTGGGGTTTATGCGGATATTTTACATGGTCTGACTCTCTTGCAAGTTGATGTTCAATCAGCCGCTTTTGATATTAAGAACGGCAAAGCAGTAGGAGAGGCATAACATGGCAAGTGGTGGACATATTATCGGAGAAGGTTTTGCGCCAGAAGACCGCAAAAACGCATGGTGGGCAACAGATTCGAGACGTGCAGTTTCGGGTCAGCTCCTTGACGTGCTGCTGGAGAAGCGGGGCGAAAAGGAACGCGCTGATCTATCAGCGGTCGAAGCGGTTCAAATGGGCCTCTTTCTCGAATCAGCAATCGGGCGGTTGTGGGAAGAACAGACTGGAATATCAGTTCGTGATCTTGACCTAGCAGGCACACACTCGACCGAGCCCTGGCTTCGCGCTCATGGTGACTTTTGGACAGGCGACAACGGTCTGTTGGAGGTTAAGAACTTTGGCGATCACCAGTTCAAGAAATACCCTGAGATGGATGAACCGTGGACGAAGCTGCCTGAGCAAGACATTGTGCAGTGCATCCATGAGGCTACCGTGTTTAACGTGCCGCACATTTACTTTGCGGTGCTGTTCGGTGGTCAGCGGTTCCGTTGGTGGCGTATTGATGTCACAGACGAGATGAGGTCAGACTTCATCCAACGCGCTGCTGGCTGGTGGGGTATGCACAAGACAGGTCAATTGCCCAGCCCTGAAAGCGTTGCACAGGCCCAGAGCATCTACCGCAAGGACGATGGCACCAGCATCATTGCTACCAAGGTGATCGAAGAATACTGCGAAGCCTTGAAGCACATTAAGGTGCATATCAAAGAACTTGAGAACAAGGAAGAGATCGCTCAGGCTCGATTGATGTCTTTCATGGGTGACAAGGCAGAATTGGTCAACGTGGCTGGTGATATTCTGGTCACATGGAAGACAGCTAAGGGCAGTAAACGGTTCAATGCCAAGCGTTTTGAGCAGGAAAATCCTAAACTTTACGAGCAATACAAGGATGAAACTGCTGGTTCTCGTCGGTTTTTAGTTAAATAAGGAGAGTAAAATGACTATTCGGATTGAAATGAAATTAACCAACGAAGATCACGCACTGCATGTTGAGGCTGGCGAAAGAGAGGTCAATGTTGTTGCTATGCGTAAAGACAAGATTGTCAGCATTGAAATGACACCCAACGACATGCGCCGCCTTGCCCGCTTTATCCTTGATGAAGTTAAGGAAACAAACCAATGAGCAATCTTGTTCCGGTAAACGACATGAGAAGTATGGCGCAAGCCATTGTTAAGTCAGGGTTTTATGGTTTTAAGTCTGAGGATCAGGTCATGGCTATCATGGCTGTGGCTCAGGCTGAGAATAAACATCCAGCAACGGTTGTGCAGGAATACGACATCATCCAGGGTCGTCCTGCCCTCAAGTCTCAGGCCATTCTTGCCCGCTTTCAGCTTGCTGGTGGGAAGGTTGAGTATAACACCTATACCGATGAAAAGGTTGAGATGACGTTCTCACACGCTGCTGGTGGTACTCTGACGCTGGCATGGACGATCAAGCAGGCTCACGACATCGGGCTTGGCAAGAAGGACAACTGGAAGAATTACCCACGCGCTATGCTGGCTGCACGGGTGGTTTCGGAAGGTGTGCGGCGTGTCTACCCTGCTTGTATTCAGGGCCACTACTCCGTTGAGGAGGTCATGGACTTTGACAAGCCTTTTCATAAGGAACCTGTGCAAATCGCTCACATGGAGCTGGCTGAGGAGATTGAGGAGGACACGACTGGTAAGTTCCCCCTCTATATCCCAGACGGTGATGGTGGTCGCAAGGTTCACATGTGGTGCGAAGAAGCCGCTTGGCCTGACGCTTATATGGATCTGACTAACCGTATCAGCGACTCAAAGAAGTTAAGCGACGATGATAAAACCTCACGCTTGATGCAACTTTCTAACGTCAATAAAGATATTTTGGAGCAAATGTAATGGCTAAAAAACCAGGTTTTGGTGCGCTGCGGATCAACGATAAGAAGCAGATCCCAACGCATCCTGATTATACAGGGTCAATTGTTTTGGCAGAGGATGCCAAGGCAGGCGACGAGATCAAGCTGGGTGCATGGAAGAACGACTACAACGGCATCAATCTCAAGCAGAACACTTGGAAGCCAGACGGGCAGCCTAAGCAGGAATATCCTCGCCCAGTGAGCAAATATAACGATGATGATCCAAATTCGGTGCCCTTCTGATGGGTAAGTCACAGCGCACCAAAGGCCATCAGTTTGAGCGCGACATAGTCAACTTCTTGAAAGAGAAAGGCTATGACGCAGCTCGAAACCTGACACAGACACGCGACAGTGGGGGCGACATCAACCTCCCCCGCTGGCTCATAGAGTGCAAACGATACGCGAATATTGGACGCGTCTATGATTGGCTGGATCAGGCAGTCACAGCAGCGTCAGGCATACAAAAACCCATTGTCATAGCCAAGGCAGACCGCAAAGAGGAGATCGTCATCATGCGCCTGTCAGACTTTATAGAGGTGATGAATGTTGTGGAAAGTCAAGCATCTACTACTAAAGTTTATAAGGGACTTGAGAAGTCCCCGCCGTCTATCTGAACGCGAGCAGTTGATGGAGCAGCTTAAAGTACTGCGCCAGCACCACAAGTCAACAAAACAAGTACACGCTAGATTGAGAGCAATTACCCACATACAGTTGAAACAACATGTAGCGAGAGTGCCATGACAATATCAATGGACAAACAATACCGCACCAGAGACGGGCGGGAGG